GTTAAAGAACCTAGGCGGTTTGGCAACACACAAACATGGATAGGTTCTTGACTTATTTCCAGGTACGAGGAGAGAGAGCAAACGCTGTTCGGCTGTTTGGAGAGATTTCCGAACAAATAGATTGCTCACATCTCAAACGAGATTGCTTTGTAAATGGAATATGTGCAAGACAACACTTTAAAGAATGCTGTAATATTGCTACAGATAATGGCTCACGCACAAATGCAGATAAACTAGTGGCTTTAGCTTTGCGAGCACTTTTAGATAGACAAACTATTTGGACTTGTGTCATCAAAAATGCGGATTACGTTAGTCAATATGCTGATGAGCAGATGGAGGAAGAAGTTAATAAGCTGTATGATGTCTATCTCCAGAGCGGGACGAGAGAGGAATTTGAAGGATTTAGACAGAGGAATAGACCGAGTAGAGTTGTGATGGATGATAGCTGCTCAATGCTCTCATATTTTTACATTCCAATGAATCAAGGGAATCCAGCTCCAGTTGCCAAGCTTAGCCGATGGGGTCAATTTGGAATTTGTTACTATGATAGAACAAATGTTGATGGATTGATTCCGTATGATGAGATCGGTTTAGCTCAAGCTATAGACGGCCTAAAGGATCTGATTGAAGGGCGATTGCCCGTTTGCCCTTATACTGGAGCGAATGGTAGAATTAATGCTGTTTTACATTTACCATTAGAGATGGAGGTGATTATGGCGGTGCAGGAAAATGCAACACAATTAATGCGTAGAGCGGCACAGGATTTCAAATTCATCACACATGCTGGATGGAGGCTATATCCAAGATTGTTGCGACAACGGTTCGCGATCGAGGACGCTACGGAGGGGGTGATTCATCATGTGATGCTAGGCCATTTAAGATATTATGATGAAGATACAAGTATCGTGAAGTATCGCTTCCTTAACGATGGATCTTTAGATTGGAGGACTTGGACAATTCCTTTACATCTGATGCGGACAGCAAGGTTGGGACATCTGCAACCGGAATCAATTTTAGTCTTTATGCATAAAAGCCTACATGTCAGGTATGCTTTATGGTTGACCTCGCTCTGCTTGACACAATCCCGGTGGTTGATTCAAAAGTTGCCTGAACTAACAGGAGGCACAGATGTACTTTATACACGTGCGTATGTACATGCGGACAATCACAAAGTGCCAAATGTCAGAGATTTGATGATGAATGAAGTCTTCAGGAAGATCGATGATCATTGGGTGATTCAGAAGTGTCATACAACGAAGGAAGCGATTACTGTAACTGCAATTCAGATTCAGAGGTCGATCAGAGGTGATGGGCAGTGGGATACTCCGATGTTTCACCAATCAATGGCTCTGTTAACACGATTGATTGTTTATTGGTTAACGGATGTGACTGAGAGAAGTGCTATCTTTCGGCTGACTTGTTTCGCAATCTTCGGATGTAAGCCAACGGCTCGAGGTAGATATATTGATTGGGATGATCTTGGAACATTCATGAAGAATGTCTTGGATGGAAGAGATTTGACTGTTTTGGAAGATGAGACATGTTTTATTTCGATGATGAGGATGGCGATGTTGCATGTGCAGAGATCCAAGGTAGTGTGCGCAACTGTGTTGGAGGCGCCATTAGAAATACAACAGGTTGGCCAGATCGTTGAAGTACCCTTTGATTTTATGCATAATTAGATTAAATTTAAAAGTTTGTACCCGGGAAGTAGGTTAAGATCATATCCCCCTGGTTCACAAACTTAC